CAGGTTATGAATAGTGAAGAGGAACTTCGCACGCTCATGGACATCATGAAACCACGCGTTTGGGGAGGAGGGACCAAGAATCAGCTGTTCCAGCAAAGAGTGAGAGGGGTGACGCAAAAGCGACACATCATACTCTTACTGGTCGACAACTTCATATGGCCCACATCAGCGGACCTGCCAGACCTTTTCGACTCCGGAGAGAGCGACAAGGGCTGGTGGCGTCAGATCCGACAGAACTACATCCACCTCCGGCGAGGGAACACTAATCCCATGAGCGTGGATGAAGAGACTTTCAAAGCTCTTCGACACACGGTTGTCAAACCGGGTGCTTCGGAGGAAAGCAAGGATAAAATCCGAGTTTTCTCTCTTCATCCATCTGATGAAACTCATCTCGCAAGAACACTCACAAAACGGTGGCTCAAACGTCTGAAGAGGGTTGGAATCTGCCGAGACAAACTCCGAGGACAGATTGTCCGACTAGTCCGCAAGGTGAGCAACCTTGAAGAAAAGCAACCTGAACTCACCTCAGCCGACCTGAGAGCCGCCACAGACCACATTGTGCACGAATTAGCTCAGCACGTGTGGTCTGCTTTGTGCACCGCCGTTGCAGACCCTGATGCTGACCTTGAGGCTGGACTATATATCCTGGGTCCGCATCGCCTACAATGCGCCGGCCACCCAGAGGATGGACAGCTAACAAGGAGGGGGATTCATATGGGTCTAGGCCTAAGTTGGCCAATACTTTGTGTACTAAATGGCTGGGCCGCCTGGCAAGCAGGAATTCCAGACAAAGCAAACGCAGTATGCGGTGACGATGCCATCTGTCTCTGCAGCGATGTTGAGAGCGAGCGCTACCAGGCGAACCTGGAAGCTGCTGAGCTCGTTGTCAACAAAGATAAGTCCTACAGAGGACAGAATGGAGTGTTTTGCGAAGATCTTGTGAAAATCTCTGGCTGTACCATTGACGAAAGAGACAACTGCGAGGTCTACACCGCGGATTCGGTGCAATTACTCCGAATCGCAGAAGCTACGGGATACAAGTCTATACAAGGAATGTCCACTGATCGACTATCAGTGGCCAGAGGGCTCCGGAGGGAGACCCAAAAACAAACCTCAACAAAACATGCATCGCCCGCTCTCAATCTAAG